CACCCCTTCCCGCCAAAAAGGGAAACACTGATTTAACCTCGTGACAGTGGAAGGGGAAGGGTGGAAAGGGTGTTGGGGATGGGTAGGGGTATGGGTATAGGGTGAATGTGGTGTGGGTGGATGGATAGGGGTAGGGGTGTGGGTGTGATAACCCCCCCAGTCGCCGCTCGCGAACGTGTGTTCGAGTCACCGACTCAGATCCACTCACGATATTCCCAACCCCATAAACCCAACAGGNAATTTTTTCCATACCAGAGGGAAAACTCCCCTTCCCTCCCCACCCCAAAAAATTTCCCACACACGGGCGGCCTATATGGCCGCCCCTTCCCTACCCCACCCTTTTGATGATAGGAGGATTGCTATGAAGATTAGCACTCTGTCTCTCAAGAAAAACGACATCATCGCGGTTTCTTGCCCGCATAGGATCAGCGACAAGGAAAAGGAGAGAATCGCGGCGCGGTTCAGAGAGCTTGGAATCAAAAATAAGGTGCTCGTCCTGGATGGCGGTCTTGAGATTCAGATCATTAAAAAAGGCCGCACTGGAACGAATGCCATTAAGCGCTGGCTAAAATGGACCTCTTAATTTGCCGCCGACTGGCGGCTTTTTTGTTGAGGAGGTGACTGGATGGCTTATCCGATCTGTGGAGCAAAAAAACGAAACGGTCCCAACAAAGGCGAACCCTGCCGCAGACCGGCCGGTTGGGGCACCAACCATCCTGGCACGGGTCGCTGCAAGCTNCACGGCGGGTGCAGCACCGGGCCGCCGAAGGGATCGAAGAATCATCTCATCACCGGCGAGTACGAAAAGATCCTGTACGATATGTTGACCGACGAAGAAAAGCTGGTCTGGGACAATGTAGACCTGGACCGTGTGGAACAGCTCAAGCACGACCTCCGGGTACTCACGATCCGCGAACTTCGGATGATGAAGCGGATCAAGAAACTGGAGGAACAGCAAACCGAGATGCTGGTGGAGTCTCGGGAAGTCGGGCACACCGACAAAGGCGAAGTGGATGTGACCAAATACGACCACAAGGACAACCGGATTATCAAGCTGGAGGAGGCGCTCACCCGCGTGGAGGCTCAGAGAGTCCGCGTGATCGAAGCGCTCACCAAGATCTATGACAAGGCCAAAGAGGAGCAAGACATGGGCCACCTGGACGACCTCCTGAAAGTGATCCAGGAATCCAACCGCTTGCTGGAGGAAGCGAACAAGGATGGATCTTAAACCCTTCTCCCGCAAGCAGATGGAGGTCATCAGTGGCCCGCTGGCCCGGTACAACATCCTGTCCGGCGCAGTTCGCTCTGGGAAGACGATGGCGGCCAACGTCCGCTTCACGCTGATGCTCCGGGAACTTCCTCCGGGCGACATCCTGATGGCCGGCAAGACGAAGCACACGATCAAGCGGAACGTCCTGAACGATCTCTTTGACCTTTGGGGAAAGCGCAACTACAGCTACAACGCCTCCGACGGCGTGATCGTCGCTTTCGGACGCCGGATCTACGTGGTCGGGGCCACGGACGAGAAGGCTGAGGGAAAGATCCGCGGCATGTCCATTGCCGGGTACTACGGCGACGAAGAATCCCTCAAGCCCGAGTCCTTCTTCAACATGGTCCTGTCCCGTATGGACAAAGACGGCGCGAAAGCGATCGTCACCACCAACCCGGACAACCCGCACCACTGGCTGCGGAAGTTCATGGACCGGGAGGACCTGAAGGCCAAGGGTCTGCTCAAGACCTGGAACTTCACCCTTGAGGATAATCTGGCCCTTTCCAAGGAAGTTAAAGATGCGCTGAAATCATCCTTCAGCGGCGTCTTCTACCGTCGGATGATCCTCGGGGAATGGTGCGTTGCCGAGGGCCTGATTTATGACAACTTCAGGGCAACGCATCGTGACCAAGGCGGCCACATCATCACTCGCATCGAGGACGACTACGACGAATATGTCGTGGCTGTTGACTACGGGACCAACAACCCATGTGTGTTTAACCTGTACGGGATCAAATATCGAGACGACGGCAAACCGATCTATCACTGCATCAAGGAGTATTACTACGACTCCAACGAGAAGATCGGCGGCGGCATGACCCGCGGCCAGAAGAGTGACGCGCAATACTACCGGGATCTGGTCCGGTTCATTGGCGATACGCCGGTGGACTTCATCTTGCTGGACCCGTCTGCCGCCTCCTTCGAGGCAGAGATCAACAGTCACGGAGAGTTTACCGTCGTCCATGCCGACAACGACGTGGAAAACGGCATTCGGCACGTCATGACCGCCCTGAACGAAGGGCGGTTGTTCATTCACGCGAATTGCGTGAACAACATCCGTGAGAAGCAGGTATACTCCTGGGACCAGAAGNCTGCGGAACGCGGCCAAGACGTGCCCCTCAAGAAGAACGACCATACCCAGGACGCGGAGCGGTACTTGGTTCACTACTTCGAGACCCAAATCAACTCCGGCCTGAAAGTGATCTGAGCAAAGGGGGTGATCCGTTGAGTATTCTTCAAAAGGCAGCCGATTTCGTCGCAAAAAGGATTCCGAGATTTCTGCCTTCCTATAAGTACGAGAGTGATTACGGGCATGACTACCCCATCGTCTCCGGGCCGGAAACCATTTTGAAAATCCCGTGGGTGTATGCCAGCGTGCGGCTGATCGCCGACACCGTGGCGTCCGTCAACCTTCGGGTCTATCCGGCCAAAGCGATGAATAACCTCATGCCCTATCAAACTCCGCCGAACCCCATTGAAGACTCCCCCTTGGCTCAAGTGCTGAACCGACCCAACCCCTACATGGGACGAAAGGAACTCCTGAAGGCGACGCAGATGTGGCTGGAGATCTTCGGGAACTGCTACTGGATTCTGGATCGGTTCAACATCAAAGGCCAGCCGGAGCGGATCTGGATTGTTGATCCCCGGAACGTCCGGATCGTTCCCGACGAAAAGCGATACGTTGTCGGCTACATCTACAGCGTGGACGGGTCCTGGGACCCCAAGTCTCAGATCCCCTTCGATCCACACGAAGTGATCCATTTCAAGGAAAACAGCTTCCTGCTCGACCCCTACTACGGGCTTGGGACGGTGCAGATGATCGGAGCCACCCTGGAATTGGAGCAGATGCGCCAAGAGTACGACAGAAGCTTCTTCAAGCGCGGCGCACGACTCAACGGGGTCCTGGAGGTTCCGAAGACGATCAGCCAAAAGGTCTTTGAGCGGCTGAAGGCAGAGTTCAATCAGCTTTATGGAGGGGCAAAAAACGCCCACAAGATTGCCATCCTGGAACAGGGAACCCAGTATAAACCCATCAACGCGACCCATGTAGAGATGGAAAAGCTGGCGGGAGACAAGTTCAGCCGAGACAAAATTCTGGCTGCCTTCGGGATTCCGCCGGCAAAGCTGGGGATCATGGAGAACGCCAACTTCTCCAACTCCGAGGAACAGAACCGAACCTACTTGAAAGAGACGATCCTTCCGAGATTGAAGCTCATCGAGGAAACCATCAACAACCACCTGGCAAANCGTTACGAGGGCCAGGTGGTTTTATTTGACAACATCATCCCGGTGGACGAGGACGGCCTGGCGAAGCGTGCCTCCCTCCTCTCCACCGCCGGTCTGCTCACGGTGAATGAGCTCCGCGGTCTGCTTGGATTTCCCCCGGTGGACGGCGGAGACGAACTGGCCCGGCCGCCCGGATCTCCGATCGGCGGCAGCGCACCTCCGACTCCTGGTGCACCTCGCCCCGCAGCTCCTGCTGCGCCTGCTGCACCCTCGGCTCCGGCCGCTCCTGCGGCGGCCGGAGTCCGCAGCCTTCAGACGAAGGAAGCGGGACCGGTGCTTCCGGAAGGCGAGAGCCTGGAAATGCTTATGGCGCGGCGTCAACTGTTCTTGGACTCCATTTTGGAGGAGTTCCTGCCGGACTTCCACCGGTTCTTTGATGAGCAAGCGGACCGGGTGCTGGCCCGCATCCCGGAAGCCGGCAAGATGGGCAAGGCATATACCTTCGAGCCAGACGATCTGTTTGACATGGAAGAAGAAAACCAAGCCCTGGCCTCTCTCCTACTCCTCCTGATCCTGGCCGCCGGCAAAGGCGGATACCGGGCTGGCCGGGAACTGTTAGGCGATCCAGCCGAATTGAACCTGGAGAACGACGAGCACATGGCGATCATCAATCGGCTGAAAGAAAAAGCCAAGACCATCAACCAACACACCCGCGATGAGCTTTTTAAGCTCATCGCGGAGGGCATGAGGCGCGGATACTCCATCCGACAGATCGTCTACGGCTTTGAGAGAGAGAACTATCCCGGCATCCTTGGGCTGTTTGAGAAGTTCAAGGGAACCCGATCGGAAAACATCATCCACGACATCTCCGTCGATGCCTATAACCTGTTCACCCTGCAAGCGTACAAGGAATCCGGCGTACAAAAGGTCTTCGTCCGGGACGGCGTGAACTACGACGC